GGTGCAGGAACGATCAGCATCGCATCGACGGCCAGCGGAGCAGCGTTCAGTTACGTCACGTTTACGCGGAGGGTGACGTCAAGTGCGCCAATTATTTCGGCACCGGCCAATCCTTTTAATTCAACCACATACCCCTCAACAACTTATTCTGGAATTGACACGGCCTCTGGTTTTACTGCTGCAAACGGAAGATTTACTGCACCTTACGCAGGTTACTACAGGGTAAGCGCACTGCTGCAACTATCGGTAAATAGTGGAGTTTCAGACGTTGTCATACAAATTAGAAAGAACGGTTCACCAATCTATAGCTGCCTTCAGTTCCGCGCTCCTTTTACTGTTTCAAACGAACAGCCGGTTGCTGTTGAAATTACAGATCAAGCGTCTGTTTCTGATTTTTACGAAATTTATTTTTCTACTGCTACAAACAGTCCCTTGTTAGCAGTTGGCTCCTCATTCTCTGTCCAACGGATTCAGGCTTAAGCCATGAGCGAACGCGCACCACGGCGGTACACGGATGGGTCTGTCACCTTTGAGGGTGGCATTGACGCTGGTGTGATGCCGTCTGAGGTGGACAAGAATCAGGTGGCCTTCGCGGTCAATGCCAGCTTTCGGCAGGGATTCATCTCTCCTCGACCCGGTTTCATCCAGAAAGATTACGACGTATGCTTGTCGATTACGGCAGACAGCACGCTCGTTACTGCGGATCAAACCAATGTCACGGCTGACGGCTTCTCCGAGGAGTGCTATGGTTCGAGCAATTTGACCGGCGTCTTCCAGTGTGCGCTCCCATACATCGGCGACAACGGAGCGACGTTTATCCTGATGCTAATCAGTGGTAAAGTGTGGCTTTACGACTGCCTTCAAAACAGCGTTCAGAACCTTTCAGCTTCGCCCAATCTTGAGAACCCATCGAACATACTCGATGGCTGGATGGTTCAGGCGGAGAACTTTGTCGTCATTCAAGATGGCCAAAGCGCACCGCTGATCTTCAACGGATCAAGCCTGCGCCGCGCAACCACCGACGAAATCAAGTGCGGAAGAGTAATGGCCTACGTCAACGGACGTATCTGGTACGCGCTTGCAAATGGGTTTTCATTCCGAGCAACCGACATTGTTTATGGAGATGGCACGCGAGCCAGTGTTCTCAAAGAAACCGAGAACACCTTCCTCAACGAAGGCGGAGACTTTGCGGTTCCGTCGGATTCAGGAGGAATCACAGCAATGGCCGTCCCCGGCGATCCAGATACGTCGCTTGGGCAGGGTCCGCTACTAGTCTTTACTCCTCGATACGTCTTCTCAGTTCAAGCTCCTGTTGATCGTGATACATGGAAGAACCTGAGCTATCCGATTCAGGCTATCAGCTTGCTAACCAGCGGTGCGCTTGGTGCTAGGTCGGCCATAACTGTCAACGGCGACGTGTTCTACCGAGCAGTCGATGGTGTCCGCTCGTTCATCATCGCTCGTCGTTCGTTTACTGATCCGGGGAATACACCGATTAGTGGTGAGATTCTGAACATCGCTGAGAACGATCAAACCAGTCTTCTGTGGTCTGGATCTGCGGTCGTGTTCGATAATCGATTGCTGATGACCGGACAGCCTCGGTATAATGCCCAAGGCGTTATCCACAAGGCGTTGATGGTTTTGGATTTCGACCTGATTACGTCGATGCGGAAAAAGTTTCCTCCCGCGTGGGCAGGAATCTGGACTGGACTCGATGTGTTGCAGGTTTTGAAGACGGAGAGCGTTTACGGTGACAGATGCTTTTCGATTGCTCGCGGTGAAAACGGGACGATTCAGATTTGGGAAATCAGCAAGGGCGATAAGTTCGACAACAACATTGCTGACGGAAAGAAGGAGATTCAGTGGCTGGTTCATACTCGCGCCTACAACTTCGAGCTTCCGTTTGGATTGAAGCGGCTTGATTCGGGCGACATCTTCATTGATTCGTTGGACGGAGACGCTTCTTTCAATGTCGAGTATCGACCCGACCAGTACCCCGGATGGATTGAGTGGGCAGACTGGGCTGAATGCGCGACAACTTTGCAGTGCCAACCTGCTTGTCCGCTGGTCAATTTCCAGCCGCAGTATAGGCCGAAGATGCGCTTGCCGACTCCTTCGGATATTCCGTGCAATTCGAGCATCAGCACACCGACTCGAAACATGTACGAGGTTCAAATGAGCCTGACAGTTACGGGATATTGCCGCATCAAGAGCATCCGCGTTCACGCTTACGACGTTCAGGAACCTGCGGTGGGTGAGTGCCTTGTTTTCGAAGGATGCAAGACTCTTGATGCTTGCGACGTAAACCCGTTTACCTACACATCGGAATAGTATGCCAAACCTAACATTAATCACGCTTACACCTCCAAGTCTTCCGGTGAGTTATTGTCCGTTGAATTACCAGAACTTGGCCAACGATATCATCGGAGGCACGCAAGCCGTTTTCAACAGCACGGTTGGGAACTCGTTCTTCAATTTTGGACCGACGTTTCCATCGATCAACAATCGGATTTATCCGTGGCTTGATGAAACTGGACGGTGGTGGATTTTCGATCAGGGGGTCTGGCTCTATGAAAATCCTGTCGCAGCGAATGGATATGATCGCCGCATCTTTGTCGGAACGACCACGGATCTTCTTTCGTACGACGGCGGCGATGGAACGGCTGTGGCAGGAGACACGTTTGGACCGATGTGGAAGGTTGATACGCTGTTTGACGCTCGATTCCCGGTCGGTGTTGGTACTTTTGCGGCGAGCGGTGCGGTTGCTGTCAATGGAACCGCAACTGCCACATCAATTGTCGGCGAGGATCAGCACACGCTGACGGTTCCTGAGATACCTGCTCACACTCACAATTTCTTCCCGCTTGTGACTGCGGATGCGAACAATGGCGGAGCCAATGGTGTTCAGTATGGCACTACGGCAAATGTTGCCACTTCATCCACTGGAGGTGGGGTCGCCCACAACAACCTTCCTCCGTTCTACGGTGTTTACTTCATCCAGCGAACGAGCCGAATCTATTACACCAAATGAAGCTAATCGTTCAGGACATTCGCTCGACAATCGCCCGTGTAGTCGGCGTCTGCGTCGATGACGCTCGCGTTTACGACTACATCAATCAGGCGTGCCGACGGCTTCTGCACAAGGGGTTGTGGGCAGGCGCGTACGGACGCTTCACTATCCACACGGTCGGCGGGTGCATCACTTGGCCGCGTCATATTGAAACCATCGAGTCCGTCGCTGATTGCTGCGGCGTCGGAACGGTTCGAAATCAATGGTTCGAGTTTCAGGAAAGCGGATACGGACTGCTCGGAGAGAGCAATGGCGCATGCGTCGGCAAGCAGCTTGTGGATCGTGGCACCGTGGTTTCTTACCGCGACATGTCCGGCGAGACGAATAGCTTCATTCGAGTCTATCCCGGCGACGCTTCTGACGTTGGCAAGACCATCACGCTGCAAGGTGTTGATCAGAACGGGCAATGGATTCGCACATTGTCTGGCGGCGTATGGATCGATGGCGAGAAGCTGACGCTCGCGTTGCCGTACGTTCAATCGACCAAGAAGTTCATATCGTTAACCGGAGTCATTCGTCAGGCAACCAACACGTCGAGCCGGTTGTACGAGTACAATGCAACGACATTGCTGGAGCTTGATCTGGCAGTTTACGACCCTGATGAAACTTTGCCGCAGTACCGTCGCAGTTACCTGACGGATCGTTGTAACAACGACGAGGATAAGCCGGTGACGGTCATGGCGAAGATGCGCCATATCAACGCGACGAGCGTCAATGACTACCTCATTCCGCCGAGTCCTGATGCCATCAAGCTGATGGTCATGGCGATTCGTAAGGAGGAGAACGATTTGATTCAGGAAGCAGTGGCCTACGAAGCCAAAGCAGTTCAAGCTGTTCAGGAGCAAACGATGCAATACCTTGGGGACGCAGTCGCAACGATCCGAATGGTCGGCGTCGGATTAAACGGCGGTGGATTCTCGCAATGGTTCTGAACCAAAAAGAATAATTTATGGCAATAGGACTTGGAGCGGCAATTTTAGGTGGGGCAGGAATCTCGGCAGCGGGAAGCCTGCTCGGCGGACTTTTTGGCGGCAAGAAGCCCAAGGTGCCTGAGCTAAAGCCGATTGATTTCGCAGGAGAGCAACGGCAGGCGATTCAGCAGAATATCGCATCGCTTGAGCCTGCAACCGAGTTGGCCACCAAGACGACCGCTGCCGAGCAGTCACAGCTTGAGGCGCAGCTTCGTCGTGCAATTCCCGGTTATGATCAGCTTATTGCTCAGGCTGGAAAAACTATTGGCTCAAGATTGCGTGGCGAGGTTGATCAAGATGTTCAATCGCAGCTTCAACGAGCTGTCGCTGGTCGGGCGGTTGGTGGAGGATTCAAAGATGCGTCAGGCATTCGAACAAATTTGCTCGCTCGCGACTTTGGTCTGACAGCGATGCAGATTCAGAATCAAGGTCTTGCTCAAGCGCAGAGCTTTATCCAGCA